TAATTTTTGTGTACGCTCATTTAGTTTTACTGTTAAAATAAGACTATACAAGTTATCACTAAAACTAAACACACTATGATCTAATTGGAAGTTTGTGAAGTAAACATACCCTGCTTCTGGATATAAAGGTTTACCGTCAACTAACTGTACATAATTCTCAGGACTGCATCTGCCAAATACTACTAATAGTCTAAAGTATTCTGGACTAGTTCCGTGAAAATCTCTATGTGGTGGGAAAAATCCACCTTGATCAATACGTAATAAATGTACACGCCCGATGTCTGGCGAAAATATATCTACTAGTTTTGCAATTTCAGGAATTTTATTATACACTTCTGTAGGTGTATTAAAGTTTTCTTCCTTCATTTCAACATTGTGATATTTTTGCATATGGCCAAAACTATTAAGATGATAATTGTCCATTACATCACCTGAATGACTAGTTACAGGTAATCCCCAACGATTATTATGCTTGTCTTTTTTAACATTATAAGGACACCAGTTATTTTTAAACTGTTCTAACTGCTGTTCAACAGCATGATGATCAATATGCCATTTGAGTTTTACTTGGTTACCTAGATTAACTAGGCTTTGCCAACGCAACGCTCTTTCTATTTCATTTTGATCCATTATATTCCTTTCCGTAACTGTCGCAAACTAGTTGCATAACACCGCTCCAATCATCAATTGGTTCGCTGTGTATAATTATATGTATCCTTGGTTCATTACTTTTGTTCATAACCTGGTGCATACTTCCTAAATCAATTAGTCTTGCTTCGCCTTCTTGCCATTCTACATTACCATAATTTTCAATATCAAATATTGTACCTTCTGGATGCGTTATAGCAACATTAATACCGGCTAACAGTTGTCCATTTGGATAGTCTTTATGCGGACTAATATGCCCACCCGGGTCAACTATCATTATTCTTACCCTACCGTACTTTTTAAAAGGTATATTCTCAGTAATCCATTTTTTAGTTAAAGGAAAATACTTTGCAACATCAGTCCAAGTTTTTTCTCCTAACATAAATCCCTTTTCTTTGTATGCTTGATCACTGTCGGTCATTGTTGAACTATGACCGTGTAGTGTTAAACTACGCCACCCTTTACCATAATCTTCTCTATGTGGTACTGCAAGATGTAAACTTTGCAATATTTCTTCTCGCATAGCACCGCTTGGCTTTGGTACATCTAATCGTAATGTAGCAAGTCCGCTTTCATGTCTAATCCAATTAAACTGTTCGACTAGATCCATGGTAACACCTTAAACTTATCATCAAGTTTCATATCAACTAGTTCTCTAGCAGGGGCTTGGAAATATATACCGTTAACAGTACACATATCAACATACCATTCAATTTTATCTTCTGCTAGTACTTGCATTAATTTATTTTGCCTTGTTAGTCTTGCTTTTGCATCAAACATAATACAATTAGGCAAATATAAAAATATATTACTTAAACAAAATAATCCTGTTTCACCTTTGCACTTACGCAAAAACTTACGCACTTCTTCTAAATCAAACACATCAAGTTCGTAATATTCTGTTGATGTCATATTAAATGCTTTTTGATGATTTTGTAAAGCCTTAGGACTAATATCAATAACATACATATACTTAGATTCAATTTGATCTACAGTATTGCCACTTGCTAATACAACAGCACAGTCTGGTTTTAAATCTGTTTTAAGTGTTTGTTCTGTATTTTTTCTAAAGTAAACATTATAATTTAATAAACTATTTAAAATAGCCATATCCTTAACTGTATATTTTTCTTCAAGAAAAATTGTACCAATTGGTGTGCCTTCTGTTTTAGAATATGAAATATCTCCCTGACAATTTCCTGTGTGAAATTCAGTAATATTTCTTGCTATATTGTTTAGACTATTATTTTTATAGTCTACTTCTTTCCACGTAATATTATTCATTTTCAATTTTATATAACGGCATTGCAAACTTTTTGCCATCATATTCCACTTCAACATACTTTTCTACAAGACCTATGTGCCACGAATCAATAGTATTATCTGTTATAGTTAAATTGCCACTAGTAATATTTCCATGTGTAATTAAATTTCCTTTACTATCAAGTTTTAATCTAGCACTCATATCGTCATTGTCAGATAACGCTATAATCATTTCAGTAGCAACTGCACCTTGTTTATTATAATCGTCTGCTACAAAAAATTGGATAGCGCCTGTTAACGGACTTTCACTATGACAGTAACCTAAACTATTGCCTGGTTTAGTTCTTGCGTAAACTTGAAACCCACCCAATGTATCACCTGCTTCAACTGGCAGTTTGTTAGTTTGATCTCCACGCGATTTAGAAAGTCCAATAAAGATAGGCGACTTTCCATCTGTAGCACCGTCAAGATATAATAACTGTTCGTTAGCACTTGAACGTACAACCAAGTGTCCGTTTTCTGTGTCTGTACCAATTATAGTTTGTTTGTGTAGTTCATTTGGGTCAATATCATCGCAAACAATTTTAAATCCTACTTCCATAATGCCTCCAGTTCAGGAAACACATCAGTTAAATTTTGTTCCCTAGTATTGTCATTGATTTTTAAATACTCTTTCATTGCAGGAAGTTTATGACTCCAGTCCTCTGAATTCATATAATCTACAAGACCAAACCAACGTTGTCTACCATATGGATTCATTGCAAATTCCATATCACGTTGAAAACTAGTAGCAAAAGTTTCTAGTTTGATTGTTATTTCTTTTTTAAGTTCTTTAGGTAATACTCTTACATTTAGATGACTTGGCAAGTATACCAAATGCAATCCTATAAGTCCTGCACCGTATGGTGCTTTGTTAATTTTTTTAAATTTTTGTGCTAACTTCCATTCAGCAAGATCTGTAACACGATAAATGTTTAATGCTTGAACTGCACACGCAATATTAACTGTAATATTATCTGATGTTTCATCTAGCAGTTTTAGATTCTTTTCTATAGTTTCAAACTTACTAGGGTATCTAATATAATCATTTTGTTCGCCTATTGCATCTAAACTAAAATTAAATTTTACTTCTTTAAACTGTTCCCATAATGCTATTAACTTTTCGCTTATTTCTGTACCATTTGAATTATAACGTAAAATACAGTTCTTTGCGTGACCTTCTGCAACCATAAACTCTAGTATAGCATAATGCTCCGGAATCATTAAAGGTTCGCCACCGGCAAAATACAATTCTTTAATATGCTGTGCTTGATTTTTCATCGTATCAAGGAAACTGCCTTTCTTATACCAAGTATAATCATATGAACTATCCCAGTCTTGATCTTTAAGTAACAAAGGATCTTTATACTGCGGATATTGTAGTTTCCAATCTTTAATCCAACTTGAACTGTCATGTGGTGAACACATTACACATTTTAAATTACACATATTACCTAAACGTAAATCAAAATAAGGAATGTTTACAGGCAAACTTCCATCAAACTGTGTTTGTGATACAATACTATCAATGTCTAAACGTCTGTTCCATACTTCTGTTTCCCAATTACGTTTACTCTTGATACCCTTTGCTTCTTCTTCAAAACACTTACGACAACTTTCAGGTACTTTATTGTTTAACATCTGTAGTCTTGTTCTACGCATATGATCACTATTCCAAACTTCTTCAATAGTATGATCACGAACATTCATAGCAATTCCATCTTTCTTTACAAGACCTGCTGTTTTATCATCATCTTCACCCGCACCACTAGCATTAGCAGTACAACACACACGCACATCGCCGTTAGGACGAGTTGCTAAATGTATCCACGGTAACGGACAAAACTTATCTGAATTGTTCTTTGAATACGTCATATGTTCCACATTGTTTTTTACATTCTTTTAAAGGATTAGTTTTCCAACCCTGTTCTATTTTATTAAAGAAGTTTGAAGAAAAGATTTCTTGCATAGTATTACTATGCAAATTAGGATAATTTCCAAAATGATTCATAAAATCAATTCTACTTGTCGATGTTGGTTGTATGTAATCATGATCTAACCAACAACAAGGAAGTAAGTTTCCATTGGCACCTATGTAAATTGCACGTTCTTCTTTTACTTTACATTTAATTGTGCAAATTTCTTCTGATGCTTTTACTTCTTTAATTTTTTCTTTATGTTTTACACTCTTTTCTGTTGGGTAAAGTGTATCAACTTGTTTTCCTGTTTTATCTAATACAGGTAATACGTCATCTCTAAATCTACTTGTGTTTTTACTGTAAAACTCTTTGAAGCCAATAGTATCTGCTAATTCTTTACACGCTTCTTTTTGATGTGCATTATGACTAAAAATTAACATATCCCAAATAGCATATCCGCCAGCATTGATAAATGATTTTGCATTTTCTATAATTTTATTCCAGTCTGTACCAATACGATATTTACTGTGTGTATCTTCTAATCCATCAATACCAAAACGAACACGCACATTTAAATTAGCAAGATCTTTAAACCATTCTGTATTCCTAGCACTACCGTTTGTATTCATGCTTAAACTAATCGATGGATTTGTTTCACGTAAATATTGAAATATTTCAAGTGTGTCATTTGCAATAATAGGATCGCCGAAATTACCACACATATACAAACGATCTAGTTGACGTACAATGTTTCTTGGAATCCAATTTACAAATGTTCCTAGATCAACTTCGTTTAGTTTAAGGAAAGGATTTAACGGACCGCCTTGTAAATTTCTAGCACACATAGGACAAGAGGCTTGGCACTTTGACGTTACTTCTAAATGTATCGCTCTAATGTCTTCTATATTATACACGTTTCTTACCTATAATCATAAATCTATTATACTTATCGAGCCTAAGTGTTGCACCAGTAAAAACTTTTATTTTAGATTTATCTGAAAAGTTCATTAAATCCTTTGAACAGTTAATATGCTCATCTAACTCATCATAGTCATTACTTTGTAAAACTATAGTAGCATTTTGTGGAACATTGCTTAACCATTGCTCGTACTGTTCTTGTGTAATATGTTCGCAACTTGTATTAATGACAATATCTGCTTCATACTTATAATCACACATATCTGCTGTAACTGATTTAAAACGTCCTTCCATCTCTTGACGTTTGTTCATTGTACTAGCAATTTGTTCGCACTCTGAATCTATATCTACCGAAGTAATATGTTCAACATTAATATCGCTATTGAATATCATACTTGCTAACACACCGTTCCACCCTCCGTGTATTACAATTCTATTTTTGCTAGGCAATGCTGATTGTTCTAGTTGTTCTATTAACCAACGTTTACTACGCAACTGTCCTTTCCAAAAACTTTCAAGTGTGCGATACTTGTCTTCGCTATTGCGTATAGCGTCCATCCAAAACATAATATCATCTAATTCAATTTTCATAATTCATTTACCAGTTGATCAAATAATTCTTCGCCTAATATGTAATACAATGATACAACTACAAATATAAACCATAATAACCAAAACACATAATAGCCTAACTTTGTCCAACCTAAACCTAATACCTTATATACTTTTTTCATAGGAAAATATTTTTCAAATAATGTAGTAATATCCCATACAAATTTAAGCATGAATATCCACATAAATGCTCTAACGTATTTGTTCTTTATATCAGAAACTTTAAAATTTGCTTGTGCTTCTTTTACTTTTTTATCATGCGCCTTGAGGCGTTCCCATAACTTCTTCATAGTTTTACCTTTGGTATTTTGTTATCTGCACTACTAACACAAGTATCAGTAACGCATTTAGATGGTGTCTTAAACAGCGTAAAACCGTGTGTAAGTGTACCTAATGGTTCGTCACTACAACTATATGCCCTCTTAACTTCATTACCACGTATAATACAACTTTGATATCCTGCATTACAGTTCCACCCTTTAAACTTATTAAATCCAAAAGCATTAAACCGTTCTGCTTGATCTATTTCGTATTTTATTCCATCATTTGTTTCGAGGCGAACTTGTGCGACTTCTTCTCCGTCGATTTCTTGCGGGAATCCTGTTTGTAATTTTTCCAGTTGATCATCTGTATAACCAGAGACCACAAATGACGCAGTAGGATCTGATTGCGGCTTGAGTGTGACATGAATTCCCCTTTCATTTAATCTTGCACATCTATCGTAATATTCGTTAAAGTGTTCTGGAACCATAACTTGATTAACTGTTACAAGTGTATTATTTTCCATAAGCATTAAACACTTATCACCAAATTCTTTTTCGTCAGCAAACTCTGCATGATAACTTGCTGTTAAACTTCTTCTATCCATAACAAAGGTTTTATCTAACCAACGCATCCACCATGACTTGTTAGGAGATAGATTAGTTGTCATGTGAATACTTAAATATGGACTTTTAAAATCTTCATAGTATTGAATTAGTTCAAGTAGGTGTTTGTATGCTGTTGGTTCACCACCACTAAAACTAAAATGAAATTTGCTAAATCCGTTATCATTTGCTTGGCGTTTAATTTCATCTATTGTATGTTTATATGTCTGCAAACTAAAGTGATCTGGTTTGTCTGTATTAGCATAAGGCCAGCAGTAACTACATTTGTAATTACAAAATCTTCCTAGTATCCAACTAACAGAAAACACGCCTTCGTCAAGCATTGTTTTTTGACCAAAGCGTGTAATCTTGTCAAATGGAATTTTTTGAAAATTGCTCATGCAACCAATCCCAATCGTTTATAAGTTTTAAAGACTCAGGCTCATTACGGTGAGCAAGACCAAAGTCACTACCACGGCGAGCACCATCGATACAATAGTTTCCGAATGGTCTGTCCATGCCTTTTTGACACCAGTCAGTAAGTCTAAATAAAGTTTCTTCATCTTCTTCTCTATCAATGATTTTACTAGACAATTTTACACATTCTCTAAATGCACTTTTCCAAGTATTAAAAGGATCTGTATTAAAAGCAGTAATATTGCTAACTTGATCCATTGCTTTAAAGTTATCACTAATACTTGTTGTCATATCAACTGTCTCAGTATTCATTTTTAGTGTTAATGACCGAGGTAATAACTTTACTCCGCCATACCCATAAACTAAATCATTTACAGGATTTTCACAACGCCATACGTGAACTGTATCTACATTGTACTCGTCAACTTCGTAACTAAAATCAAAGTCATCTTTAATAATAGCATCACCGTCTACCACCCAAAACATTTTTGTAAAACATTTTTTTGCCGCGGCAATATGTGCATTATGAATTCCTTTTACACCATGAACACGTTTAGCCATAGGAAACTTTTCTTTTAACTTTGCATATACTTCATCTGCATTGGGTTCTTGCCAACTTATAAAAACTATATCATACATATTTTGCAATATCCTCTGCTAGTTGTTTTTGTATATGTCTATCAACATGACAGTTATCTGGAAACTTATCACTTTTATTCATTAGGTCAATAACAACTTCGTAATCTTCAACAATGCTTCTAAATTCTGTTTCTATACCTTCTGGAATATCCGGAATGTTTAGTTCAGGTCGTTGTCTAGCAAACATACGTAATGCATCTGCCGCATTTTCTGTTAGGTCGGGTCTACGTCTACGTACATTTTCTGCTGTACCCCAAGAACTAATTAACGGAACCGGACGTTCTATAATACTATCCATCCATCCGCGATGAACGTGTTTAATAAAAGTGTATTGTGAAATATCTTCTGGTAATTTTCCCCAGCCTTCAATTACTAACCATGGAATATTAGTTTCTTCATAAATTTTTTGTGCGCCGTCTAGTGCAATTTTAAGCAGGCCGTCATTTATTTCTTTAATTGACTTTGCTTCTGCTACTAGCGGATCACTTTGTTTATGATACTTCTCTAAATCATACAAGCCTGCTTCATCTGGCCATAAACTTCTTTTTAAATCTCTACAAGGCTCTGTTAGCATCCATATAATTAAATCAGGATTATAAAAAACAGGACTTGTAAAGCAAGGTGCTAATCCTAGTGCTTCTTCAACTTTAAAAATACTTTCGAAATTTCCTGCTCCGCCAAAAGCATAGTTAACTGTACAATGACCCATTTGATCTAAATGATAACCAAAGCCTGGCCAAACAACTTGAAAAGGTTTAGGAAAATCACCGCTTAAATATTTTTCTTTATTCCAAGGACGAAACACTTCTGGATCGTTGTTGTTAGCACACCCCGGCCCAGGAATAATTGTTCCCCACTCACCTAGTGCATTGCTATCACCAACTATTAAAATTTTTTTCATCTTGTATTACCATAATGATACACTTTAAGCGTATCAGACTTAAATTCTCTCCACGGGTCAACAACAATACTATCGTCGTTGAGGAAACAATAAAGTTTAGGATGTGCTAGTAAAACAACTGCACTAAAAGGACCTTTTTGCGGACTTGCTAAAGGATCGACTTCAATACAGTGATATCCTAATTCTTTACAGTAGTGTCCTACAAGCAAACTATAACTTCCGTCTTTGTATGGAACATCAGGCTTATACGCAATTCCATTTAACAAAATTGGCAAGTCATTTGCAGAAGCAAGTTTTACCAAATACTTTGCCATATTTTTTGCTTGTACTTCACGTGCATTCATTATAGCATCAAATAGGTCATATTGCAAGTCTAATTGTTGTGCCATAAAACGTAGAGCAATGTTATCTCTTGGGTGACAAGCACCGCCATCGCCCATACCTGCTTTCATATATTTTGGACCCATTATACGTTGTGTACTTTTTGATAATGCTTCAGTAACTACATCAACATCAATATTACCTTGACGTTCTGCAACATCTTGAATCATATTAACGAATCCAATTTTAGTACTAATAAATGTGTTGTAAAAAACTTTAATACATTCACATTCGTCCCAAGTACCAACTTCGTATCTTGGTTTGTTTTCCATTATTGTTTTATAAAAATCAATAAGTTCTTTTGCATCGCCTGTCTTAGATCCGTCTTCGGTTCCAATCATAACCATTTCAGGATTTACCATATCCCAAGCAACTGTACCCATTGCAATTAAGTATGGATTATAAACAAATCTTGGATTAGTAATATGCTGTACAAATTCTCTACGTACTGTACCAGGAAGAACTGTGCTAATAAGCACAAGTAATTGACTGTTATTCATATGTCTGTTTGCTTCGCGTACTACATCAATTACAATATCATACGAAAAATCTTTTGGTTCTAAATGTGCTGTCGGTTGCTTACCGTCATAGTCTGGATGATGGGGTGTAGGTACTGCAATAAAAACAATATCTCTATCATGTACTGCTTCTTTAATAGTTTCTTTTACTGAAACTAAATCGCTCTTAACATCAACTATGTCGTAACCGCTGACATTGTGTCCTTTTTCTGCAATAACTTCTGCACAAGGTAAACCTAATTTACCCAAACCAATAAATCCAATATTCACACTATTCTCCGTTAATTAAGTACGCATATAAATACATAGTATTTATTGGAACCCAGAAACATGAATCGCATCATTGGCTTTTTTCAACATAACGATTTTTTATCGTGTCCGCAAAACACTCTAACCTATGAGTTTTTAAAAGAAGAATTTAACAAAAGTGGTATTGTACACAAGGACATTACCATTTATCAAGGATTGATTAAATATCCTAGATGGCCAAAAACTGCACCAATTTTTAGACAAATGCGTTTATCTCATCTACGTCAACTGAAAAAGGATAAGAAAACATTTTTTATCTTTGATGCAAGTACCGAGGGCTTTAGCACAATTTACGATCAACCATTTTTTGATGTACTGTATTTTAATTGTAAAGAACACGGTGTTGATCCCGAAAGAGTAATTTATATTTCTAGTAATATGCTAGATCATGATAATTTAAAAAGATACAATCAAGAACACGGAATTACTAGAAGCATTAAACTAATGTGCTTTAACAATTTTGAATCTATGTTGTTTGGTGTGCAAGGTGCAAATCTTATTGTGGACCAACACGGTGATATTAATGAACAAGCAAACAAAAGATTAAAAGCAAGTAAAAAAGGAACCAAGTCAAAATTTAAGAATAAACTATTCTTAAGTTTAAGTAGAGTTAATAGACCACATAGAACATTGTCTGCTTGGGAGATATTTCACGGTGACTACTTGTTTGACGGCCTTATAAGTCACGGAAACTTTAATTCTAAATATTTTAGTTGGGATGGTTATGTTAGTCAAATTCCAGGCGACCACGGTATTGAACCTAAACACTTAAGACGCTGGAATAAAACTGTATTACCTTTAGTTGCAGACACAGAAGATTTTATTACAAACCATGCTATGTTCCTTAATACACACTTACACGATCAAACGTTATTTCAAATAGTTAACGAAACGTTTGCTGAAAACTGGCAAGGTACTAGTCAGTTTTGGAGTGAAAAAACATTTAGATCAATGTTTCATATGCAACCATTTATTATTTGGGGGCAACAAGGTGCAAACAAAAAGTTGCAAGAGTACGGCTATCAACTTTTTGACTGCTTTGATTATAGTTTTGATGACGAACCAGACGATTATAAACGCTGGAAAAAGATTTATGCAGAACTAGAAAGAGTAGTCCTTCAATTAAGAAATATGACTTGGGAAGAACAAGTCAAATGGAAATATGCAGAAAGTGATAAACTGTTAAATAATTTTAAAACAATGTTAGCAGGTAAACATACAAGAGCACAATTTTTTGATTTGTGTAAATACATGAGAGATACAGCAGATGGCAAAACAATTAATTCATAATAAACCAAAAAGAATCTTTACATTTGGTTGTAGTTTTACTTCATATATTTGGGGTACTTGGGCAAATGTTATCGGAGCAGAATTTCCTGAGGCTGAGTTTAGAAACTTTGGTCGTTCGGGTGCAGGTAATCATTATATTTTTAATTCGCTAATGCAGGCAGATGCTGTATATAATTTTACACACGAAGACCTAGTTATTGTACAATGGACTAATGTTTGTAGAGAGGATAGATATCTTCCTCAACGTGACGGTTGGCTTGTGCCGGGTAACATTTACACACAAGGCGAGTATGACGAAAAGTGGGTGCAAACTTGGTTTAGTGAGTATGGTGCTTACGTTAGAGATTTTGCATTCATCTATGCGGCAAACGAACATCTAAAACATAAAACACAATTTCATTTCTTGCAAATGATGAAAATTGTTGACTACACCGATCAATGGAACTTAAACAGACGCACACAACATCATGATAAAATTAAAAAACTAGCAGACATCTACAGACCAGTTCTTGAAACTATACAGCCTAGTTTTTACGAAGTTCTTTGGAACAACGATATTCAAAAGAAATTTAAACAAGATAGAAAAACTGTAAACAAAGATTTTCAAGACGGTCATCCTCATATAGTTGAATATTACAATTATCTCAAAGCAGTTTTTAAACATAACTGGCGTGACGAAACCGATGCCGCAGTAGCCGAAAGTTTTAAAAAGTGGGTTACAATGATGAACGGTGCAAGTAAAGGTGTTCCAAAGTTTCATATTTACAGTTCAGGACAAAGATTTGTTGATAGTTGTAACTATGAACTTAGATTGCGTCAATCAGATCAATTAGAACCAATCTTGCATTTATAATAATTCAGGAAAAGTTTCAGCAAAACTTCTTTTACGTATTTGATCGTAGTAAGAATTTTTGTTTGCCCATATAGCATTATGGTCTGGATTATATTCTACATTGCTAATATACTTTAACACACTATTAATAGTTTCTTTGTGTTCTCTATTAGTTATTTTATTGTAATATTCTTCTAAACGTTGTTTTGCGTGTTGTAGTTTTTCTGTTGGTACTGCTGAAACACTATAATGTACAGGATCAACAAGATTATATAAAGTACAACTGTTTACGTCAAATCCATTATCTGTCATATATTCTAAAAAGTCTACAAGTGTAACAATATTAAATGCACTTACTACTGCATTAAAACTCATAATTACGTGAGGACATTCTTTTTTAATAAAATTAAGATTCTCAATAATCTTATTCCAGTCAGTTCCTTCTCTAATGTATTCTGCTTTAGAACCATAATGATCTAAACTTGCTCTTACTTGTACTTTTTTAAATTGTTTCCAGTAATCTGTTACAAGTTTACCTTTATAAGTTAGGTTACTTAAATTAGTATTGTATTGTAATATTGCATCTGTTTTATTTTCAGCAATTAAATAATCTAAAATTTCGTAATGCTTATCTGTTACTAACGGTTCGCCACCTGCAAAATAAAAATCTTCAATATCTTTTAAATATGGCTTAAACTGTTCAAACAAACTGTCATTAGAATCTCCTCCTGCAAATGTATATACAGGAACGTTCTTTCCGTTCGCATTATCTTCTATTGCCCAACTTGAACTGTATGTTGCACTACACGTTCTACATTTAAAATTACAAATATTACTCCAGCGTACATCAAAGTAAAGTAATTTCATTACGTCTAAACTGCCGTCTTGATTAGTTAGTTCACGCACACCTAAATGCTTAGAAAACTTTTTATTATTTTCTTTTCTAAAACTCCAAACATCACTTGCTTCATGTGCCCAGCATTGCGAACATTCGTTTGGTTGTTCACCATTTAGTAATGCAAGACGTAACTTTTTGTATGCTTCGCTATTCCAAATTTCTTTAATAGTATTATGTTTAGTATTTCCTAAAGGTTTGTCCCACTTACCAATACAACAAGGTAACACATTGCCATCTGGATTGACATACATATGGCTCCAGGGTAATATACAAAATGTATCTTTACTTGTACTCATTATAAAATTGCTCTAATTCTGGAAATACACTAACAAGATTAGTTCCGCGTCTACGATCGTATTCTGTAAACCAACGTGAGAAATCTCTACGTGCTTGTTCTAGTTTTTCAGGTTCATAATTAGTAGTTGCCATATAGTCTACAACACGTCTAAACTTTTCATATTCTAAACTACTAAACTTTGTGTTGTCATTATCATCTTTAAAACGCTCTATTAAATCTAAATGGTCTTGCATATATGGCATAAACTTTTCTTTAGGTAAAATATTCATGTCAAAGATTGTAGGTTCTTTTAAATGTGGAGTATCAAATCTAATACGTTGCCATTGTGTTGCATTTTCATTATTATATTTTACACGCCATTCTAAAATCTTTGATAATAGCAAACTAAAACTTGTAACAGCAAATAAATTAAATGTAATCATAAATGTTACAGGAAAGTTTGTATTAGTTAGATAGTAATCTAAGTTCTTTTCCCATAGTTCAATATCTAAACCAGTACGTGTATATTCTGCACGTTCGCCCCAAGTATCTATACTTGTATAAAGTTTAAAACTTTTAATACAATTCTTTTCTTTTAGTGTGTTAATACGTTCTACAAGTTTTTCTACTAGTTTAGTTTTAACACCCATATTGCTGTTTACTTCGATTTGAATATGTGGCTTAGGATCTGCTTCCAACTCGTCGAAAAGTCTCCAAGTACTCTTGTGCATTAAAGGCTCACCTCCCGTAATTCTCAAAATATTAAGAGTCTTGGAGACTTCCGGCCACCAATCCCACCATGCTTTCACATAGGGGTTTGATTCTTCATTGTCATATAACTCAAACCAGTCAATGTCTTGCCTATGTGCTGTTGACATTTTATATGGTCCGTGTTCTTTAATCTCATTATAGTATCTACTGCTAAACTTAGGATGGCAATAACCGCATTTAAAATTACACTCATTACTAAAGTTAATCTCAATATACTCCGGATTTATGTTAAAATCCGCCCCTTTTTGTTTTATTTCCGTAATTCTTTCGGGTCTATAGATACTCGTAGTTTTGATATGTCTATCACTAACAAAGTCTTTGCCCATTGCTTCGATCTTCCAGCAATAGTTACAACCTTCTGGCTTTTGTCCACATAACATCTGCTTACGTTGTTCTTTTTTCTCTTTAGTGTTATGCAATGCACTTGGATTATCTTTTAATTCTTCTAATGGTATAGGGTGCGGAGCAGGATGATAACAACTATGTGTTTCACCTGTTTGTAAATAGATAGTAGTATGATGCCACTTTGCTAAACAAAAAGTAGGAGATGTTTCCTCTTCTACTATCGGCATTATTTCTTTAATTTTATCTAGTTCGCTCATCTAATAACTCTAGGAGTGTTTTCATAAACTGCTTTAAACATTTTACTTTGTCCAGCATCGAAAGGTTTTGGACTAATCGGCAGTCCTGCTTCTCCTAATTTTGCTCCTAGTTCTTCCATTGATTCATCTAATGCCCAAGCATCCTTATCTTTTTCTTTTTCCCACATCTCATTTAAGATTTTAAAGTCTCTAGTTTGTGAAATGTCCCAATCTGTACAATATGCTAGATGACATCCTTGCCTTGCACCGTACACTGACCAAATTCCGTTAGTAACATCTGCACCAACGTTCATCCAAATTAACAATCTTTGGTAATTTTGCCACCAAATGTCTTTGCTAAGATCAGAAACTCTTGCACCTCTGTTTAAACTCATCTTAACACCTTCACGGAATCCTGCTCTCCATGCTTGATGCGGTGTTGAACTAATAATACTAGTGCTATAGTTTTCGTTTAATTGGTAATAGTTGTCAAAATAACAAAATTCAATATTTGTATCATCATTGCCGTCGGTGTTTTCATGTGTTTTCATATTTTTAACGAATTCTTTAGTCCACATTTTTAAACTGCCGTTGCCGTATTTTAATCCGTTAACATCGATGTGTCCACACCAACTAAATTGATAATCATCATCAACGCCCATTACGTCTAAATCTAAAACTACATTTAAAAATTCCGGATCTACAATAGTATCTCCGTCAACTGTTACAAAGTGTTTTGTTTCTGACAAATCTGCACAGGCTTTATGTGCGGCATCTGAACCGTGTACTCCGTGAACACGTTTTGCCCAAGGAATTTTTTTGCATAAATCAACATAATTCTTTTCGCAGTTAGGTTCATCGTAACTTAAGAATATAATATCTTGCTCTGCAATGTTAATCTTCATTTAATTACCTCGTACATATACTTGTCAAATCTTTTAATTGTATAAATGCCAATTGGTTCGTTATCAAATTCAAATTTACTATCAAATGGCAATACAATGTACTTACCGTCAACTAAATCTTCAAAGTTAAAAGAGATTGTTTTGTACAAAATGTTTGGATCGTTTTTCTTTGTAATTGAAAAAAACATAATTTGTTTAAAACTTACTTTTTGAGCAAGTATGTTTGCTTTTAAATCTCCGCCAATACTAAATTTCCAACACGTATCTTTTACATTTTTAGTAATACGTATATCTGCGTCTTTAATTTGTTCTTCTTTTACTTCATATATAAGATCATCAACATAGTAACTATCAATATCAAAGTTGTTCCTAGTTCTTAACTGGTATTCTTTTTTAGTTTTGTTATAATGTACATAATAATATGACATTGGTTCTGTACCATTAACAATACTAGATACCTCTTTTTCTTCTACTGGAATATAACTTCCTTCTTTTGGTTGTGAATTAGTAACACTAATCAAGTCACCATTTGTAGGATTAAAGATAGCATATCTTTTATCAATAACAACAGGAGGTCTCATTGTAATCATAGTTTTAACACTCTTTCATACTTTGAAATCTTATCTTTTGATGCAAACGTTTTTTCAGTATAATGAAAAATGCCTGTTTGAGCATGATTTCCTATTTTTAATTTAAGGTCATCTGTTAGATAACTACCAACTCTACTTTGCCAAGTAGCACTTGGATTGTACCAACCTTGTATTCTAGGCTTCATGTGTGTAAAACTTGGTATGGTTGCTTTCTTATTAGTAATCTTTTCTTCACAGTCTAGTATCTTTGCAACAATAGCCGCACTTAAATCTACTGATAGTGATTTCTGATATAGTTCTTTAGCATATTTTCCATAAAATAGTTCCCAGTTATTCATAACTAGTTCTAACCAAGTATAAAATTCTTTTGCAAAATCACTCTTTTTAAAGTAATGAAACCCTGCATATAAGTTTGGCAGTTCGTTAGCAATAAAAGTTTTACGATAATAGTTATCTACTACTTCATCTCCTCTATAAGTAAACACCTTGCTTACAAAATATAGGTCATAATTACTTAAAAAGTTCCACCAACTTTCTAAATCTTGCAATACAACCATGTCTGTGTCCATTACAATAGTTTCATCATACGGACTAGCATGATAAATTTTCCATCTATTCTGTACTTTCCACTCTGCTTCTATTGCACTATCTTCCCAGGGGATTTCTTTTATACAATCAAACAGTGATACATATTTTTCAGGAACTTCGTCATTGGTAATTAGGCAAATTTTAGGATCTTTTTGTGTAGCGTGTAAACTCATTGCTAACAAACAAGCCTGTTTTACATAATCGTCTTCACTGTTTTGTGCAATGAATACAAATCCTTTACTCATTATCAATAATCCTTGTTAAACTAAACTTGTTCATAACGTGTACATTACTACCTTTAATCCTTAAAGGCGTATATTCTCCTAAATGGTCTTTCTTTTCGATTAAGAACAAAAAGTTTTCTTTATCAAGTTCCCATAGAATATCTCTATCAGTAGTAAAATACTTTGTTCCTGGCAGAGGTGTTGCAAAGTCTCCATGTTGATAACCATTCATAATATGAATAGCAATACTAAACACCCAATCGTTGCGAAATGTTCCTTTATTAATTTGAAATATACTGTTATAGTGTTGCCAATTTTCTTGAATATGCTTTGTTAAGTTAAAATATGTTTCTACTTCTTTGCACTTTTTAAAATAAACTACTGTTGCCCAATAAAAGTCAACACTTGTTTCGCTAATATTTTTAAATTCTGCTACTTCTCTAAAACCTGACAAATCTTTTGCATCTTTGTATATTTGAAAATTGTGGTCTGATGTAAAACACTCTTTAAATAAATCGTTAGCAATAATATAATCGCTATCCAACATTAATGTTTCGTCATATGGTGTTAGATCGTATGCTTGTGTTCTTAGGTCGTTTTTAAATTCTAAGTTTTTAAAGACATTACTTCCGTCATAATATCTTTTGTTACTAATACCTTGTTGAAAAGGCACTTCAATTACTTTATCCCACACTTCTTGGTAATCAGGATACGCCGAATGCAAGTATTCAATACTGTCTGTAACAATACTTGTAGGTATACCTAAATATGTTTTAATACGTTTTGCTAAAAAGTGTGCTTGTTTGATGTAATCTATTTGAGCATTGTTTCTAGCAAAAATTAATGCTCCTTTACTCATACTCTACAAGTCCAGATACTTTCCTGTTAGTTCTAATTTTTTCGTATTCTGTGTGATATTCGTTAGTTGCTGTAAAATAAATGTCTAATGCTTCGCTATAAAAGTCATCAATTTTTTCAATACGTACAGGAATATCATTATCGTCAATTAACACAACGTTTTCTTGACCCGACTGTACCAACATATTACAAAAGTTTAGTAGTTCTTTTGTTACACTAAATTGTCCACCATTAAAATAATAGACGTTTGTTTCATAGAACTTTTCTTTTGCTACTCTTTTTTGGTTATTTAGGGTAGTCATATAATTGGCAAAGTCTAATGCTTTTTCTAATCGTTCGTCCATAAGATCTCCTTTAGTGTATTATACACTATTTAGATCTAAAATGCAAGGATTAAGTTAGATTTGAACTTGGTTCGTTAGTATATGTAGGTGATTGGACTTCAACAGCATTACCAGTTGCTCTTAATTGAGTAATTGTGCTGTTAAGTGTACCCAAAACGTTTTCGTCTGTATTTGGGTTACCTGTGTTATCATCGTTAAACGTTACTGTAAATCTAACACTAGTAGTACCATTTAGTTGTGCTTCGATTTTATAGTTGTTTGCGGCATAGTTTCCGCTACCGTTTTTAATAAACACTTGTTGTGGACCTGTTGTAAGATCATGGAAACCAATTGCACTACCAGTACCAGTTCCTGTTGGAAGTGTTGACGTGTAGTTAAATTTAACTGTACCAATGTTTACCAACATTGTCATCCAGTCAATAGTTTTAGCACTAGTTCCTGTATATGTAATATTAGACGCAAGTCTAATTTCGCCACCTGCATTGAAATACTGTCTACGATGATCTGCATCTGCAAATACTACATCAAAAATATGAGATAAAGTACCATTCCAGTTTTGTGTGTACTGTGCTTGTACTCCTGGTTCTGCACTTGCTTGTGAACCAGCAATAACAAATTTGTCATTTTCTGCTGAAGTAGTTAAGTTTTCAAACTGTACAACACCTTTTTTGTTAATAGTATCACTATCAAGAATAATGTCTGATTGATTAATAAAAGCAATTTCTGTAGGCTGTGTACCTGTTTGGTGAATTCTGGCGTTTGCTAAGTCAGTATAAAGTGTTTGCATATCTGTTGCTAACACAATAGCGTTAGTTGCTACCTGAGAACTTGCTAGGTTTTGACCATATCCGTCATCACCGGAGCCTACTCCCATTACTGTTGCTACACGAGATTGCAAGTTGTTATACCTTGCGGCTGTAATAATATCACCGACTGCCATTGTCTATTCCTTATTCCTCGTTAGTACCTTGACTCCAACACCATTCGCCATCTGTGAATACTGCCCAGGCCATTGAATGTTCTTGTGAAGCCGTGAATGGTGCCCATTCTGCTGTGCTACTTGACCCTGTGATTCTTGTGCCGCCGCTGTCAAATGCGTATCTTGCTCTACAGTTTACTCTAATATCGTTTATGTTGCCAGCACCATCTGAACTTGCCACAAAGGTCATCATCTGTCCTTCTTGACCATTAGCCAGTGTAAAGGTTGTTCCTGAGCCGTTGGCAATCAATGTCACCGTGCCAGCAGTTAGAGGTATTTCTTGCGGAGACGCTTCTCCTGTTAGTTTTACAGACCTTTTGCCTCTTTGCGGTCTATTTGGGTTTATGTTTCTTGTGATTGCCATTTTACTTTATACCTTCAATATACATTCTACTAGGCCTTCTTCGTCACCTTCTGGTTCGAAAGTTTCTAAAGCAACGCCCACTATATATTCACCTTTGACCGAATGACCTACACCATCCATATCAACGTAAACTGCTTCGCCTTTGTTAATTAACCCTTTTACTCTTACTGGAACACGACCTTTAAGACCAATTGCTTGACCTTCTGCTTCGCTGTTCATTAAGTATGCTGGTGCATCTGAAACAACTCCTACTGGAATTGATCCTGCTTCTGCTGGTTCTACTTCAGCACCTTCAACATCTTCAATTCCATCACATACAGCAACAATAGTACCTACCGGAAGATCTGTTCCTGTAGTATATTTCTCTGCTAAGTCAGCGTATTTTGCACTTGAAGCAACACCTGTAAATTCGTTTGCAAGTAAGTTACCTGCACCATCTCTAACAGCAACAGTATTAAATGTTGACGCAGTATCTGGATAACGATAGTTAGCACCAACTTTCATTGTTTGTGCGGAAGTTGCTTCACCGTCAAATGTTGTTGCATACATCGTTGCAAATCTAGCAACGTTTGTACCAAAATCGTATGTGTTATTTGCACCTGGCATTACACCTGTATCTTCAACTGTAAATACTGATTGCTCAACACCCTGTGCATTATCAACTCTAACGTGAATTTTACGTCCTACGTCATTTTTAATAACACCTTCGTTGTCATTTTCAATAAAAATCTTAAGATCGTTTGAATCACCAATTGAAATACCTGCATCTGCAAAACTAACAAGTGATGTAAATGATCCTGATCCTGCTAGTGCAAAGTCTGATGCGGTATAACCGCCAAGTTTTAATGAGTTACTTGCTGTACCCCAATAGTAATCAGTAGTACTTGTAACACCGCCTGTTGCGTTTTGTGTGTTTCTTAATGTTAAGCCTTTTTTAACTACGTCAAATCCTGTAATTGCGTTTTGCGGATCTGTTGAGTCAATAGTAAATGTTGCTCCACTAATGATGTAAATTACTTCATCGTTGACAACGGCTTTAATAATCACTCTGTTTGTGTTTGTTGTATCTCTAACTGATGCTGATACCATCTGTGTAACTGTAGTACCTGCACCTTGTGGACCAATTAGCACATAACCTGTTCCGCTGTAAGCATATAATTGCTCGTTTGCTGAATCCCACCAAAGGTCTCCAGTCGCTAAACCTGCTGGGGCTGTAGCACTAACTTCTGCACCACCTGTTGTTCTAAACTTAGAACCATCGTAAAATTTTAATTTACTTGAAGAAGAATCATACCAAACCTGTCCTGAAATGGCTTTGGGAGGTTGGTTTGCTCCGCTAAAGTTTTCTAATAAATGTAAAAAATTCTCGTTTTGAATTTCACCGTATCCAGCGTAGTTTTTACCGACAAGTTTAATGTCCGTAGTCTGGTCTACAGTTCCGTCTTGGACTACTGTTAGTGTAGTGCCGTTGTATCTATCAATAGTATATGCCATTTCTTTTTAACCCCTATGTTACTATTTATCTTTTACCACAATCCACCACTAGATCCAAGATCTGTGTCAAACTGCCATTGTCCTGTGGATACGACAAAGCGTTTTAATCCCCTTGAAACGGATGCATTAACAGCACCAGTTGCTGACGCAAATGATATATCCTGTACAACTGATTCGTTTTGTACGCCATTTGAATCAACTGCAATCCTTGAAATATTCTTAACAGAGTCAACATCAACACCTGTAACCGTAGCACCAGTTAGTGTTGTTGTTGCTACATAAGCATAAGTTCCTGCTTTCTTGTTACCTGCTGGATAAATGTCCTCAATAATTGAAGCAATTTGTGAGTTATTTAAGCCTGTAATATCTAAACTCATTACAACCGGTTCAATGTTAATTTGGTCATCAACATAAAACTTGGTTGCCGCATCTGTATTATCTGTTGGTTCAGCAAGTCCTGTAATTTTTTGATTGTTAGTAATTGTAATAGCACCATTACTTTCTAATTGTAACGGACCTGTGCTATTTGCAATTTTACTACCGTTAATGTTAACATCATCTACATTTAGATATTGTAGTGTACCAATTCTGTTTAGTCCTAGTGCATCTGTAACTGTTGAACCGATTTCTGTTTTGTTAAGAACTTCAACACCGTCTGCGTAATAACCTTTAGTATCACGGACGTTGATGTTTTCACTTGACTCCCACCATTTGCCAAAGTTTTTCCAAATCCATTCTTTATCGCCGGCACTACCTTTTAGAATAATACCACCTGAATCGATACTTGCATCATTTAATACTGTACTATCACTAGTTACTGCAAGTTCAATATTTTTATCTTCAACTCTTAAATTTTGTGTTTCAATGTTAACAGCCGGTGATTGTAATAATAGTTCACCGTCAACTTTCATTGATCCGCCTACGTGTAATGTGTATTGCGGATTTGATTGGAAAATACCAATTGCTGATTCACTAGTATCAATAGTAATAGCGTCAACAAATCCTGTTGTCTTTCTAACCCTAATTTTATAATCATGATTTGAAAGTTGGTTTTCTGAAATAAATGTTGTACCAACAACTTTTTGTTGATTATTCTGTGAAACACCAATTGTAATACCCGAAGAGTTTGCAACAGTTAATGCACCAACTGTAACACCATCGGCGTCTGTAGGTAGGAATGCGTTTGCACCTTTTGCAATACCATTTTGTGTAATAAGTGTTTCTGAAGCAGTTGCTCTACCTCTAAAGTGGAATTCATCTGCTAGTACATTAAATCCTTTTAGTACTCTGTCTAATCCTGTGATTGCGTATGCCGGTGCCGGAACAAATTCGCTTGAACTCCATACACCTACAAGTACTCCTGCCATCCACATTTCTAAAATAACTTTACTGTTATTTTGTGTATCAAGTAGTGTGACAGATTTAAATCCTGTAGTGCCTTGTCCAGCAGTCCAAATTGGACCTGCTAATTCTAAATCACTTCCGTTTTTACTAAAAAATAATTGATTAGTTTCGTTGTTAATCCAAAGGTCACCTGCAACAATATTCGAAGGTTGGCTGTTAGCAACAATTGGACCACCTGATGTTCTAAATTCTTCACCGTTATAAACTTTTAATCTTTGTTCAGATGTATCATACCAGATTTGACCAGTTAGTGGCCTAGTCGGTGCTGTACTTCTAGCAAAATTTTCTAATAGTCTAATTAAGTTTTCGTTAAATGCTTCACCAAAGCCGCTGTAGTTTTTACCAATTAAAGAGATGTCAGTAGTTGTTGTATCTAGTACGCCATCTACTAAATCTACAAGCAAACTTCCATCTGTTTTATTTAATTTATAACTCATTATAGATTCCCTGTATTTTCACCTGCGTATATAATATAGTTCAACGCCATATACGGGTTCATAACATTTAACGCCTGCCCTAATCCTTGGTTAGTTAATATACCACCTGATGATGGATATGCTTGTCCTGCTCCTGTACCAGTTGGAGCATCATAAACAATACCTTGTGGGTCATTTGGAGTTCCTGTAATATCTCTAATTGTGTAGTATTGGTCTCCTGTAGGACCTCTTAAATCGTGTTCGTGTTCTGGTAAGTTCTGTGTAGCAATTTGTTTGCTTTCTGAACCTTCAACGTTACCTAATGTGTCAGCCGCTGAACTTGTTACACGGTTTGCACTTTCTCCGCCCATGTCGTCAAGTCCTAATGCAAATCTACCACGTAGATCTGGTAGTGCAAATCTACCTGCGGAAACAAGTGTTTGATCTTTAAAGTTATACTTGATTACGTTAAACAAGTTCTGGTATTCTGCAATTAAGATTTCTCTACCATCGCACAATAACCAATCATCTGGCATAATTAATCCGCCGAATGGAGTAATCATTCCAATTGGGAGTGTAGGGATCGCTTTAAATAGGTTAGTTCGGCTAATTTTAAATACACCAGTATCGCCTTCTGTGTCTGGAGTAGTTCTATTAAAAATGAATTCGTCTGTTGTTTGTGACTCGCCCTTCTCAGGTTTTGTTGCTAAGAATGTGTTACTAATTGTTGTATCAAAAGTTTTAACGGATTCGTCTTGTCCGTCGAACGTAAATTCTGGAGCACTTACGTCACCAACTAATCTAAATGTTGTTGCTGAAGCAAGTTTATCTGTAGATCCTGATCTACCACTAACAGCACCTGTAACGTTACCTGTTAAGTTACCTACAAAGTTTTGTGCAAAAACATTTAACCATTGTTCATTCTGTGTACCCAAGTTACGTGTTACAGTAATGTTAGGAACAATATTACCTGCTGTTAATAACCCTGCAATATTTGTATCGCTTCCTACAAAAAGTTTTTTAGCAATACCAACACCACCTTTAGTGATAATTGATCCTGTACTAATTGACGATGAATCTGTTACACCTTCAACAAGTATTTTACTATCTGTTTGAATGTTACCTACAACGTCTAAACTTTGGTCTGGTGATAAATTGTTAATACCAACTTTTGCTGTTGAATCAACACGAATAACTGTTGTTGTTTCTCCTTCGTTATTAACACGAACGTCGATGTTTGATCCTGATGTTCTGTGCGAAATAATACCTGCTTGGCCTTCAATACCAATGTTCATCGCACTATCAGCACCAACTGTTAGGCCGCCGTTGGCTTTAATTCTTAATGGAACAGTTGACGGTGTTTCTTGATCGCTTCTTACAAAGTTACTTGCCGGTACAGATTCACCATTAACAATTAATGCTTCTGCTTTTTCTGATGTACCGTAAAACTTACCGACACCTTGTCCTGTAATATCAGCATTACTTAAATTATATCCTGGCTTAATAGATGTAAAGCCTTCAAGTGTTGTCTTTGGAGTAAAGGCATTACTTGCGATAATTGCTACTGTTTTTGCTCTTACTTCAATAATAATAACTGTATATGTTACATTGTCTGTACCAATAATTGAAGATGCTCTAGCACCTGTTGCTAATCCATCTGAGAAAGTTGGTCCTACTAAGATCCAACCTGCACCAGTGTACAAGTATAACTGTTGATTATCTGTGTCAACCCACAAGTCGCCAACAACTGATTGGTTTGCCGCTGGTTGTGTGTTGCCTTTCTTTAAACCTGATGCACTAACCCAGTTAGTACCGTCATAAATTTTTAATTGATCAACACCCGGTGTTGTATCGTACCATAATTGTCCTTCAACAGGATTATCAGGAGCACTATTAAAAGCAAAATTTTCTAATAGATGTAAAAAGTTTTCAGCAATGGCAGTTCCATAAGCAGTTGTATTTCTGCCTGGTAATTGCAAACTAGTCTGTTCGTTGATAGTGTTGTCTTCAACTACAACGCTTCCTTTGTTTGCTAAGTCCGTATATCTAACTGTGTATGCCATTTACTACGCCTCGTTAAAACCTGTTAGTGATTGTACTCTAACAGTATAATCAATTTGAATAAGTCTGTTTAATGATTTTTGTACTGGGTGGAAAATTACGTGTGTTAGCAATCTACCTGTTCCGGAAGAACTATAACTTACTAAGCCTAGTTCATCAAAAACATATAAACTCTCATTACCTGTTGCATTGTCTAGTGCGTCTTGGCCTTCTGGCTCACCGTAGTCTAGCAAACAAGTTGCAATGATATCTGTATAATTTGTTCCACTTACGTGGCGTGTTTCTAATTTGTTTCTTGTAGGATCTGTGTTATTAACATTGTTATTATCAATAACTTTAGCATAAGTTTGGTTGTATAACGAAGCGTTAGTTCCTGTTGAGTTTGGTGACAGATATGTAATAATTCCAGTAGGATCAACAGAAGTACCTCCATTACCAAAAGCCATTTGGTAAATCATGCCTTGTCCTTGGTTTGATAGACTTTCCGCTAATGAAATACTCATGTTTTCATAGTGGATAGCATTTCGCTTATCTACCAGGATTTCTCCAGTATTTGGGTCTGTAATCTTGATGTATCCTTGTAAAAGAATACCTTGTTTTTCGTTAAATTTATCTGTCATTTTTGTTTCCTACATTGTATTTATTTAGGTAACGCCACCTCTTTGTTTCTTAAGAACCTAGCAATGTCATTTTCTTGTCTATGTAGTGGTGTTCCTGGGTCTGTCCAGGCTTTACCAATACGTCTAATTACTACAATCCTAGTATTTATTGCTGGAGTATCTGCTAAGACTAAAGTCGAAGTTACTCCATCTACACTAAATTCTGCTGGTGATATTACATCACCTTCTGGACTATCAAGGTCTACTGTTGGGTCAAACACCGATATAGCGTTCTTACGTAGGCGTTTGCCAGCAACAAACACTTCAAACTCGTTTACAGATTTTGGAATAAAGTCTAATACTACTGTATTTGTTGATCCATCTGCAATATATGTTTGTGATAGTGTTCTATCCTTATAAGGAATAGTTTGGAAGTTACTTTGATCAAGTACTGCTGAGCCTGATGTATGTAACTGTGCAATACCAGTTCCAAGTGTTCCTCTTCTAAGTTGTCTTAAAAGGCCGCCCTCTTTTAGATAGTATTCAATACGTTCACCGTTAATAAACACAATACCTGGAATACTTCTTTCTTTGTTAGGTTCTGGTAAACTGTCATAGTTTGTTACACTAATACTTGTATCATAGTAATTTAAATCTTTAGCAAGTGCATACTGTACATCGTCGCCCAATCTCTTGAAGTGCGTTCTATTAAGCATATCTTTAAATTGACTATATCCAAATTTTGGAACAATAACAGGGTTACTAAAGTGTATTACTTCAATATTATCATTCTGATCAACGTCAATTGCTAGTCTAACTGTTTGCTTGTCTTCCATTACGCTATATTCAACACTTGGTGTTAATAATTCATTGTTAATTGAAATCCAAACATAATTTGTATCAATAGCAGGCTTACGCAATTTAATGATTCCATTTGCTAATTGATGGTATTCTGTATAATCACCTGTGCCAATGGTTACAGCATTTCTAGCAACAACTTGTAATATCTCTCTTTCAACTTTAAGAACATCATGATTGCTAAATTGATATACTGTAATTGTTTCGCCTACTGCTGGTGCAACATCTAGCCTTAGTTCTGTTGGTGTTGATGTCCACTGTGCTGTAACTGGATCAATGTATCCAAAGTCATACTCGCCATCGTCAATAATGAATACATCTAGTTGATCGCCATCTTCGCCTGTATCAACAAATAATTCTACCGAACTGTTAAATCTATTCCAGCGCCAAGTTACGTTTTGTTCTTGTTCAACATCATTAATATAAACTCTAATAGTTTCTGCTGGAATTGAAGCAGTTGAGAACTGATATGGTCTTAACTGATATTCTCTTACTGAACTAATTGTAAATTGTTCGTTATATCCTGCACGTAAAATTCTGTTACCAACTTTAACAATAGTGTTGTGTTGTAAAGGAGTGTCATTAAACGGTGCAAGTCCAAGTGTAAACACTTTTGTTACTCCGTCACCTGTAAATGTGTCTGTTGTAACACTTGAGAAACTCTTAGCCGCACTATCGTAAATTACATACTGAATAATGTCACCAACGTCAGGTGCAATGTTTAATCTTAACAATGCTTGACCTGATGTATCAAATGTATCATCGGTTTCTGCTAAGTCAGCGTTAACATCTTCACCATTCTTAGTAACATAGAAACTTAATCCTTGTTTAAACTGAACACTAGTAACAAATACTGATGTACTTCCGTCACCTTCAAATGTATCACTATCTAAAATATTTTCACCGTTAGTAGACATTGTTATAATGTTAACAGGATCATTGTTATTAAGAGTTACATTTGAAAGCGTGATTGTCTTATCTTGATAATTTACACTCCATTTATCTTCACTTAAAATTGTTCCATTTGCTTTAATAAAGATGTCTTTTTGGCTTGCTGGATAACTGTTAAGTGGGAATGTGTAACTACCTTCAAATTTAAAGTTGTAGTTTTCGATTACTCCACTACCGTCATTAATTCTGTCAAATACTTTGATGTTAACTGAATCTAAAATCTGCCCTGGAACAAGTTCTTCTGGACCATGTGATGTATGCTCGGAAACAAAATCGTCACCGTCAATTATAATCTCTTCAGCATTAATACCTTTTGCTGATGAGTAAGCCATGTCGCCACCTGTTAGTAATGTATCATACGCTTCTGGATCAGGAATAAATGATCCATCGCTTGTAGACTTTCTAATAATAATTACATCGTCTGCTTTTGTAACCAACTTGTCATTGTCAATTAAGAATTCTGTTTGTACTCCGTCACCTATTAATGGTAACATAATTGCTTTTGGATTTGCTTCAACAGTACTACCGTCATAGTCTGGATGATCTAGTCTTACATATCCGCCTTTCAATGCATCTTTATAATAAACATTATATTCTACACCTTCTTCTAATGGTTGTGAAAGTGTTAACGATATTGTGCTACCATCTAATTGGAATACTTCATCTTCGTATGTAGAATCATATGAATCCCATGATGTTGTGTAGAACGGCTCGTTACCCCAACCAGTACCTGTACCGAAGTTAAACGACTTAACTTGGACACCACCGTAATCAACACCTGGCATTAACTGTGCAATATCTTTACCAATTTGACCAGTTACTGGATTATAGAATAAGTTAATTCTATCTTGTGCTTGTAACATATCAATTGATTTGTTGTATGTTACAACAATAACTGAATTATCTGCTGGCGGACTTTCAAACGAAATTCTACCTCTGTATCTAGTATATGACTTATCATTGTATTCAATATTCGATACACTATAGTCGCTCTTAAGAACTTCTAAGCCATTAACTGTAATATTGTATTGTGTTGATAATAAGTTCATTGGAAACTTAAGATCAAAATCTGTTAAACTGTTGTTACCTGCAAAAGTTTCACTCTCATTTAGTGTAGTAACTAAGAATGTTCCAGATACTCTATCAAATTTAGTTCTTAAGTGTACACTTCGTATTTTACTATTACCAATAACACTAGATGCTGTTGCTTGGATCCCCGAGTCAACATTTAAACTACCGTCGATCTCAACCAATGGTGCTGAAATATATCCTTTACCTGGATTTGTAACTTCAATACTTACAACGCCGCCGCCTGTTCCTAGTTTTGCTTCAGCAGTTGCACCTGTGCCGCCACCGCCAATAAATCTTACTTGTGGAATTTCAGTGTATGCTTTACCTTTATTTGTAACATTTACTTTTGTTACTTCAAAGCCTACATTGTCAATATAATGTTTATTAGGATAATATGTAGTTGTTAAATCTGTTCCTAAAATTAGATCATTATTAACTTTTAGTGATGTTGGTTCAATACGTCCTGTAATATCACTATATGTCGGCGGTACATCAAAATCAGTAACAGTACTGTTTGAATCATCGGTTTTAGTGTAGTTACTTAGATATTCTCTAATTTTAGTTTTGTAAGGTTTAGTTTCTTTAACAAAGTCTTCATAACTAGGCAAACTATCATTTTGGAATGTAATTTTTTGTTGTAAATCGCCAGCATTATGTTTTGCTTTGATAAACGAAGTTTTAAATGCCCAGTCAACAAATAGTTGCTCACTAAATGCATATCTAACACTTGCTAAGAATAGTTTGTTATATTCTGCTTCAATCGTTCCTACAAATAAATCTTCTTTAACTGCTTCAAAAATAATTCTTAATTCAAGTGTTGGTTGATTGTCATAGAATTGAGTGTCATAACTTAATCCGTCAAAACCAACATTACTTGTTGCAGGATCGTAAAGTGAAGATCTAAACTTAATAGTTCCGTCCTGTCTACCAACTGTAGTATAATTTGTAGTATAATCAACACTTGCTGTATCGGATGTTTTTTCTAGCAGTAACCAACCGCCTGTACCAACGTTATTAATTTTTACAATATCGCCTACAGCAGTATCTAAACTAGTTAATTGATAAGACTCGTCAATATTAAATGTTATAGGTGTAAATTGGTTATAGCCAGTAGCATACCAATCAATATAATCCCACCATTCAGATACATCGTATGATTGTGTTGATGATCTTTCCCACTCTTGGGTAATATTATTATAATCAAAAATTGACCACTTGTTATTAACTGTACTATCCGCTTTAACTAGAACTGCAAATGGTCTAACTGAAAGATTAGTTGAACTAGAATATTCTTTACCGGCACTTCTAACTGCTACTGAAGAAATACTTCCGTTAGCATCTAATTCAATTGTTATTCTTGCACCGTTACCATCTCCAAACTGTTCAAAGTTATATGTTGGTATTGTTTTATATCCAGCACCCGGATCGTTAATAATAACATCAACTAATTTTCCATTTTCAAATACTGGTGTTAGTTTAGCAGGTTTAGATTTAGAAATACCTACAAACTGTAATTCACTGTCAGTGTCAACCTCTACGTCAAACTTACCGCTTTCTAATCTAGGGAATTGATCTTTATCTAATAAACGTGTAAAGTCTAACTCGTCAACAATAAGTTGTGTTGCTAGTACTCTGTTAATTCTTTCAATAACTTGTTTAAGAGCCTCTTTATTGTTTTTAAACATACTCTGTCTTGGTCTGTTTAATACACCGTATTTTTGTTTAAATGACAATTGAGGATCAGGCACCGGTCTGTTCATTTCGTCAGTACCAATTAAACTGTCAACCCATTTGCGTTCAATATCTGCATTAGGTTTGCTTGTTTTAAGTCCTTCTGAAATTAACTGATATTCGTTATGTAAATTAATATCTTGGTTTTCAATCGTCCAATAACGGAAATTAATAGCACGATTAGTACCTTCAACTAAACTCTTACAATTATAAAGTCCAAATTTATTGTTTCCGTAAATTGCAACAAACTTATATGATAGCGCCGCTGGATCTTCAATTAACTGTGCAACGTCATAAGCACTAGTTTTTCTAAATTCTAAATCAGGAATAACTTTTTTATTCTTAACCCAGTAATAATATTTGTTGTAGAATGATTTAGATACATCATCATATAGGCGTTTAGTTACATACGCTTCCATTCCGTATGCTGTCGTACCACTAATGCCTCTGCCTAAGCCTACTTCGGTATCAGCAAGTGTGTCCCATCTTTCAGGTGTAATATCTGTTTCAACCCATTCGTAAACATCAATGCTTGATCCTACAAACAGTTTATTAAAGTTTGCTGAATTATAAATGATATTACCTTGATATGGATCAATCCATTTTGCTTTGCTAATATCCCACCATAGTCGTCCTACTTTTTCTTCTGCCCAGTAATTTTCTGTATCTACAGTTTTACCATTAGTTGCATAAGTGTAAGTTGCCGGATCAAATGGTGTTTTAAATGCTAGTTCTTCTTCTGCAGGACCAGCAATTTTTCCTTGGATAGGATCAATGTAATCTAGTTTGGTTGAAATGCCGCTTCCGTCTTTGGTGTAAATGAACACACCTTTAAATTTGTTTAAGTCAACTTGTAAACTAGGCTGTGTAGCAATAGTCCAAGGAAGTCTGTCGCGGTTACGTTTAAAGTCAATAACTGTTCCAATTAGATTATCGTCAGTTACTGAAAGTTCTGGCATAGAAACGTAAACATGATTTTCATTTGCAAGAATAAACTCGCCAAATCTTTCTACTTCTGGATTCTGATATGCAAATTTTTCTGCATACAATAAGAATTCATCGATACGTTGATATACAAATACTTGTCCACTGTCTTTGTTAATATTTGTAAACTGTGTTAGGTTGTTATCAAATGTTGTGGTAATATCATCAAATGTTGTAGTACTTTGTAAATCACCACCTTGTGCAGATACTAATAAAGTATCTCCAGTAAAGTCAATTGCTTGACCAAATCTTTCTGCAACAGTATTGTTTGGACTATAAATTGTTTGATGTAAGTGATAGTAATTTTCAACGTTTTTGTAAACATACACTTTACCATTGTCGTTGCTTCTATCATCATCTAGTGGTGCACCAACTGCTAGGTATTCACCATCGTCGCTTAGTGTTAAAGCACTTGCAAATTTACTATCTGGTGATGAAATTTGGAATTGTGTATCGCCAGTATCAAATTCTGTTTCTTGATTATCAAAGAAAGTACTAATAACTGCATCAGGTGTTGCAATAGTCTGATAGTATTCATAGTGTCCGTTATTATATCTATAAATTCCAATTGCAGGGAATTGATCTGTATAGTCTGCAACCGTAGCAATTACATCTCCATCTAAACTTACAGTAAACGGATGTGCAAAATTAATAAGTGTGCTTGTGCTATCAAAAGTGTTAAACGACCCGTCACCTGTAACATTTGTTGCTGTGTCGTTTGGAACATAGCCTAAATAATCAATGTGTGTATCTAATAGATCCCAGTTAGCAATTAAGAAATTACCTGCAACTTGGTTTGTAGTACTCTTGTAAAAACTTCCATCATACACAACAATATCATCTGTGTAGTAAGCAACTGTATTATCAAACACACCTTTGTATTTTCTGTCTTGTGCAATATCCCAGTCGTAAGTTATATTGTCTTCTACACCTTTTTTAACAAAGTGAATTCTACCTGGGTTTGACGGAGTTCCGTCACCTGGTGCCGCAACAAATAATCTATACAAATCACCTTTTTTGTTAATTGATATTTGATTTCCTAAGAATGCATTGTCGTGTCTTCCAAGGTTTGAATATCCAAATCTAAGTTTGTATTCGCCGCCACCGGTTTTGGTATAAACAAAGTAAGCACCTTCTTTGGTGTATCCACTATCATTACCATCAGCATCTAGTTTTAAGTTATTAACTTGGGTCCAATCTCTGTTTAACGGATTAGGAATGTTTGCTGGTCTTGGTACGCCTGTTACTGATCTACTCTTATAAAATTGTATTTCAATTTCATTTTTAAATGTTGGAGTAGTTACAGGAAGTAACGTACTATCATTGTTTCTTACAACAATATATTTTCCTAAATAATTTGTAGTTAAATCTGTAGTATCAATACGTCCAGATAATCTATTAAATCCTTGCCCTGTTACAATTGAAAGATATCCAACAGCATTATTGTTATTACCGTAACTAAATGTTCCTGATAAATTCTTAACATAAATTCTTGCACCAAGTAATGCTTCTTGCACAAATGCAACTTCTGCTGTTGCGCCTGTTGATTCTTCAATTACTGTTTCGCCTTCTTGCGGAACATATGGTACTTGAATAGGAGGTGGTGTAAAGTTTGTCCACGTTACATCAATATATCCGTCCCATAGATCATAAACTGTGTGAGGTTGGTCAAGATAATCAAAAGTTAACCCTAACGCAGAGGGATCAAATACTGTTAACGGATCGCCACCTTTAACTCTGTTTACTTTCATAGTAAACGTATCACTAGTGTTTAAAGTATCTGTAATTATTTTAGGTGCTCTAACAAACCAATATGGTGAAGTTTCTGGCAATCCTTGTTTATCATAGTAACTTAAAATACCAATCTTACCGCCTCTGGTCGGATTTTGTAAATCTTGATTAACTTGATATACATCGTCCATGGTATTACCATACAACTCTGGTGATTTACTTTCACTTGCTGTAATATAGTCTGCAATAACAAAGTTAGGAGTAGTAACTTCTTTAGTTGCTGTAATAAACGGTGTTAGATTATTAACTCTCCACCAGCCTGCAAAATGATCACTTGAATTTTCAAACTCAACAGTTTCATATGTACCCATACTCTGACCGTTATAGATAAGTGTACCGGTTGTTTCAAACTGACCGTTCTGGTCGGAGATATAAATTAAACCTTGGTTAACATTGTCAATGATAATATCTTGTACTGTACCAATAGCAGTTTCTGTTGAAATAACATCACCTACTTGTGGGAACCTAATTAAGTTTTCAACAAATAAAAGTGTATCAATCTTACCTGCGATAACTTTATTACCTTCGAACTCTGCAACGCCCGGTCCAGTTGGTCCAAATGGTAAAATGCCGTTTGGATAATTTTGAGAGTATTGATTCCATTGTAAATTAATTGTGTCACCGACTGCCGAACCAATGTATTGAGCAACCGGTGCTCTAATTAACATATGATCAGTTGCGCCATCAAATTTATAATTACCTCTGATAGCATAAATTGTTTCAGGATAACTATTTGTATCAGCATCAAATGATGCTACTTCAATATCATGTGTTGTATAGAATCCACCAAATTGATAAGTTCCTAGTGCGGCTTCAACTCTGTAGTTTGCTTGCCATAGTTGCTCTTGATAAGAAACTATATCTTTAGGTTCGTAAACCGATCCTTGTGAATATGGTTCAACAAATTTTGTTTTAACATTAGAGGCTTCAGGAGCACCAACTACAATAAATTCTGAATCCGAACTAATTGTAACGCTCTTACCAAATTTACCATTACCTGAATATAACCCAACTGGTGGACTAATAGTTTGTATATGATTATACTCAACTGTATCTGTAAAACGTTTAAAGATATGTACACTTTCGTTTTCAGGTGATGAAATTACAAGTGTATTATTACGTTCGTCAACACTGATAACTTTACCAAACTCAACTGATTGATCTGACGATCTAACATTACTTAGAATTTGTTGTTGTTCAAAGGTTGGAGTATTCTTTAATACTGTCCAATCTCCTTTGCTATCTTCATCAATCCAAAGTGTTTCACCTACTTTTAAATTTTGATTTGATAGTAAAAGATTAGCACTATCAAAGTTGGCTGTTCTTGCAGTATTAAATCTAGTTACAAATCCACTAGTTTCTTCAACATCAGATGTTTCGCCATTATCGTAACAAATAATGTCTTGTAACTCTACTGTTTTAACTTTGAAGAATTTTTCTGCGCCTTCAACATTAAGCAATCCGATAATTTCATTATCTTCATAACGTGCTTGGCCTTCTAGTTTAATACGTACTAAGTCACCATCTTTGGTAACACTTTCAACCCTGTCGTCTGTTCTAACGTATTTTAAAACTGTCCAACTTAAACCTTTTTTACCAATCCATAAATAATCGTCAACATTATAATCGTTAACCGACTGTGTTAAAATATCATCATAATTTGCTAAACTAATTTTAACATCATCAGCATTAACGTATCCTGCTGTATCATAAACATATTTTACATTAGTATTTGTTGGAAACGGTTTATGATTATAATCATTTGGTTTTAAGTAAACTTCAAACGGTCTTTGTCTATAAATTAGGTCTGTTTCTGTTCCATCAATAGTATCAACAAGTTCAACAGGCTGTGGACTTAATCTAAACTTAGATTCGTCTAAAGTAAATTCAACTTCTTCAAATGAATCACTTGAGCCGTATTGTCCTAAACGAATTGCCCATTCTTCAAAAAACTCTAAACTATCTTCGTTTGTATTTGATAATGCATCAAATAATTTTGTTAAACTATTTTGTGTTCCTTTATCTTGAATAAATCCTTGATAAAACTTATACTGAGATACATCATCTTGAATGATGTTTTCTAGATACTGTCGTTTTTGATAACCAATTAAGTGTTGTGCAACCCGTTGGGTATCTGAGTCGAAGTTGTCTGTATCTAGATCGTAAAAATCGCCAAACTGTTTTGCTTTATAATCTAAGTTAGCAATAAGTCCAGACTCTGGTCTTTCTTCTAGTTTTTGCCAGTCATCATTATTAAAAACGTTTGTTCCAGGAATTTTATTTTTAGCAACATAATAAAATTCTTTATATTTTACAGTATCGCCGATTGAATAATCTTGCCAAGAAGCCCATTGTGTTGTTCTTGCTTCGTCGTACACAAATCCTGGAATGTTTAAGCCACCTGTCCAGTCATCTGTTCTATACCCTAAAACCTTAATGCGTTCTTGTCTGTATCCTGCTGGCTGGTCATACACAATGTCTTTGAAAACTGTTTCGTTGTCAATAATACAAACGTGTTCTTTTTGCAATAAAGGAATTTTAATTGCAAATATACCATCAGCAGTATTTCTAACTTGTACTGTAAAGTTATTATCTCTATCTCTAAATACTTTTACATATTCTTGTAATAGTTTTTTACCATCAGATTTTAATATTGAATAATCATAGAAATCATCAAACACATTGTCTGCTATAATATATTTCGAACTTAGTTCTAATCTATTTGCTCCAGGCGATAACGTAATAACACTATTTTCTTTCCAACCTTGTGTTGTCCAGAACATAAATTCTCTTGCACTTGTTGACCAGTTTTCAACAAGATTAATGTCTGCATTAAAATTATTAAAATCAAATCCAACTGTTTCTAAATAATTTCCGTATCCTAATAAGAAATCAACAACCTCTTGAACTGTTCTCAAGGTAGTACCATACGCAAGTTCTAACGGCTCGCTATTAATTTCTTTATTAAAGTTACGTCTAAAGTATGCAGAACGTCCGCCTTTAACAGGAAGGTCTACTAACTTTTGAAACTTGCTTTGATCAAATCCGTCTGTACTTTGATGTGATTCTTTAGTTGCATAAAACTCAGATCCAAATCTAACAATAGCACCTTGTGCGTATGTTTTATTTGCTGTCCATTCAACAAATGATTCTGAAATACCGCCTACATTAATTAAAGGATCGTTTGCTAGTACAACCGGAGTATAATATTTAAAGTATGGTGCTGTTTTATCGTATCCACGAATTACAAATCCATTTGTTTTCTTCTCAATAATAACACCACTGTAACTTACAACTTCAACAGGTGAACTTGAATTTAAAAATACATCATAGTTTTCTTCTGGAACAAATACGTTACCTTGGTTGTAAGGTGTTCTACTGTCAAGTACTAATCTAAATTTATTCTTTGAAGTAAATCCACCAATTTTAAATCCTAATTGATTTGATATAGATGTTAAGTTTTCTTTATACTGCGAATAAACATTAACTGTTTTTGAATTCATATAATCAGCAATATAATTTACAAATCCTGCTGTATATGTACGTGTTGTATCTTCTACTGTGTTAGGAAATACAATGTCTTGTAAACGCAATGCTTTTAAAGTATCTTTATAAACAATTAATCCTGCATTGTTACGAATAATTCTACTTCTATCCCAACCTAACCCCATAATCTTACTAGGTTGAGTTACTAACCAAGCAGTTAGTAATGCAAAAGGATATTCTGAACTTCTACGCCAAGCATTTTCTGTTGGTGCCATATCACCAAATGTAAATGGAAACTTAGAATTAGTTGCTGTAAATTCTTTTGAATAGTTACTTGCTAAAGGACTCAAAAGTGCGCCGCTATCGTCTACTGGAATCCAATTAGTTACAC